GTGACCGCCATCGCAGAAGCTGTTGCATGGGCTGACAATTTTGGTGTACCCGTTGATGATGATGTGCGTGCCGAGGCCGAGGAATTCATCCAAAATAGGCGTAAAAAAAGCGAAGCATCACGGTCTGTAGACGCCGATGTGAATATACCAAACATGGTTGGAGACCTTTTGCCGTACCAGCGGGCTGGTGTTGCATACGCAGTTGATGCACGCAGGTGTTTTATCGCTGACGATATGGGTCTCGGCAAAACTGTGCAAGCTCTCGCTGCATTAGAATTTGCTTCCCAGACAAGCTCAGTATTTCCAGCAGTTGTAATTTGCCCACCAAGCCTGGTGCTTAACTGGAAAAAAGAGATCAACAGATGGTTTCCGCACCGAAGCGTAGAGGTTGTTACAAACCGACGCAATTTCCCTGGCTCATCCGCCGCCGTCAATTCTAGTGCTAAGAATTACGGGGCTTCTGACTACCTGGTTGTTGGTTATTCAAACATTTCCCACTGGGAACAGCTGCTGCTCGGTTTCAACGCGTACGTGTTTGACGAGTCGCATTACGTAAAGACCCCAACAGCACAGAGGACAAAGTCAGCAATCAAACTTGCCAAGTCATGTCCGAAAACTGGAATGGTTTTGTGCCTGACCGGAACTCCGATCACAAAGCGTCCTGCAGAGTATGCATCATAACTGGAAATCATTGGTCGGCTCAACTCGCTCGGTGGAAAGTGGGGCTTCTACAGGCGCTACTGCGGTGCTTATCAAGACAAGTGGAAAGTGTGGCACACTGACGGCGCCACGAATCTTGACGAACTCAACGACACTCTTCGCTCGGTCTGCTATATCCGTCGGACAAAGACACAAGTACTTGACGAGCTCCCAGATGTCAGACATGCTCCTATTGTTGTTGACGGGACTGCCAGGATCATGCGTGAATACAAGGAAGCTCAAGACGACATTATTGACTACCTGGTCAAGCGCGCTGCAGAGATTGCTCGCGAGCTCGGAAAATCACCTGGATCCGCAGCTGTTCGCGCCAGGATGAAAGCTGAAGCAAACCAACACCTGGTAAGACTTGCGGTGCTTCGCCGGATTGCCGCACGTGCAAAAATGGACGCGGTCACCGAATGGGTTGAATCGCGGATCACCGGCGGGCAAAAGGTTGTTATTGCAGCTCACCACCGGGAAATCGTTGATGAACTTACGAACAGGTTCGGTGGCCTGAAGATTCAGGGTGGGATGGACGTGTCAGACGTTGAGGAGAACAAGCGCCTTTTCCAGGAAGGTGATGTCACCGAAGCCCCGTGTATCGTGCTTTCCATCCAAGCAGCTAAGACTGGACACACGCTCACGGCAGCACAAGAAGTTTTGTTCGTTGAGTTACCCTGGACGCCAGCCGACGTGGATCAGACATACAGTCGTTGCCACAGATTAGGGCAAAAGGGTTCAGTAACTGCAACATATATGATTACCGAAGGTACCGTTGATGAAGAGATCTATGAGTTGATCCAAGCAAAGCGCTCAATCATTGACGCAGCTACCGAAGGAACTGAACTTGACGAAGAAGCATCTGGTTCACAGATCGTGATGCGACTGCTTGAGGCGGGACTTCAGTCCAAGGCTGTCCGCACCTCTAGCAAATAGGTTCCGTTGTCTTTCACCTCAAGCACAGCTGCACCCAGTTCTTCGAGTATCGCATCCGCAACATCTGCCATCTGCCGCTGGAGTTCGCGCAGTTCGTCTCCAGATACGGATCCAGCATCAGCCAGGTCGAGCAATATATCCGTAATGGTATTAACTAGCTCTACCCTGGCTTCGTAAATATTTGGCGTTTGGGGCATGACGTGTACATTAGCAGGTGCTATATTGCTTGACGCGGGAGTCCCGCAATCACGAAACGAGGTACGAAAATGAGCAAGCCAGTTGCTACGGTAACCGGGAATCTTACGGCAGATCCCGAGATCCGCTTTTTTGATGGTGGAAGTGCGAAGGCATCTTTCAGTATCGCCGTAAACAGTCAGTGGAAAGATGCGTCAGGGCAAATGCAAGAGCGCACTTCCTACTTTGATGTCGTGGCATGGAAAGCCTTGGCGGAGGACATCGTGCGTGTCGCCACCAAGGGTGCGCGTGTCACCGTCACCGGCACACTTGAACAGCGTTCATGGGACGACAAAGCCAGTGGTCAGAAGCGCACCAAGGTGGAAATCGTTGCCGAAGAGGTGGCGGTTTCCGTGCGGAGCATTGAAGAGTTCACACGCAAACAGCGTGTAGAAGGTTCTGATGGAGCCACAAAGAAGCCTGTAAGGGGCCGTGGCCCAGCGGTTAATCGTCAGGATATCCCCGAGGACGAAGAGCCGTTCTGATTCTTCCTTGGGCAGGGAGAAAAAAGAAGACCCCACCGTGGAGGGCTACGGTGGGGTCTTTCTTATTTGTTATGCGAGCAAGTAGCAAACGAGCAAAAGCAAACCGAGCGTTATCACTTGTCGGTCGCCCAGTCCCACGAACCATCCATGGAAAGAACCATAATGGGGTCAAGGTTCCGACAGTTGTTCGGGTCGGTGTCGCCATGCACCCAGCGAAATGCAACCACATCCCAAGTAAAATCCTTGTTGATGACGAGGTCACATTTAGGCTTGGAGTTCTCTGCCAAAAGAGGAGAGTTCTGAAGCACCAAGTAGGTAGCAAGAGCCACCAAGGCACTCACGCCGAGCCAAAAGGCGATACGGACGGTAGAGCGAATAAGATAGTAAGCAGGGCTGTGATAGTAGGTCATGCAAGATACATTAATGAAAGGGTGTGACAAGGTCAAGCATTGTTATGGAACCAGTGAACCGCAAGAAAGCACCCCAGCAAGAGATAGTTGAGATTAATAGGGTCGGCTCATGGGGGCGAGTCACCTACCAGCACAAACTCTCCTGTGGCCACGTAGAGATCCGGAAGCGGCCCTCATCAGCCCCGAGAATCGCTTGTACGTGGTGTGTCCAGGCTGAACGCAAAGACGAGGAACTTAGGGCATTGGCGATCCGCGAACCAGAGTCGCTTGAGATCCCAGATGACGACATCAGGCCAGCGGGACTTGAGACAGCCGAAGGAGAAGCCGTAGCCATCAGAGCTGCAATCGTCCGGGTCTTGGGATGCGCGGCTGAAGCAGTTGACGTAGTTCTCGAAGACAACGATGGAACGCTTGAGGTGTCTGGAGCTATCGTTTTCCTGGACGCAATCCAGGCACGTAGCTATCTTTAGCTACGGGACTTGCTACCCGAGTAGCGAGTGGTCTTTCTGCGGTGCCAGAGGCTAAGCGTAAGTAGCAGCGCGTATGTAGCGAGCCGTTGGCAGAGCATAAAGGCACGAGCGGTAGTAACATTCTTGAGGAGTTATGAGTTATCACATTGATGGCACCGGCATCAATAGGGATGCGAATAACGATGTCTACACGGGACTGCTGAGCACTAGAGAAGCATTGTTGTCTTATATGGATAAGAGGCAAAGCGTAAGTGTGCGTAGCGTATTTAGCGGAGCTACTGTAGCGATGCCGTTTATCCAGATAAGGAACATGCGTACCTAACAATGTGTATAGGACTCATTCATCTGTACCACAAGCCTCTTGTGGGACTTGATGATGAGTACGAAGTCCGCACGGGACTGATGAGCCCTAGACCACCAAAAAAAGACGAAACTACGGAAAAATTTTAGAAAGTTATCCACAGCTTAAACCTTTGAAATATAAGGATATGAACAAAAAACGACAGCGTTATCCACAGAGTTCTGCTTGATTTTTCCGTTCATAGGGTTAAAATAGTCATGCACAGTTACTACATATGGCGAGCGCCTATACCTTCCAGCTCGTCGGCCCCATCCATCTCGAGAAGGAGAACCCTTTGATTAAGAGACTTATTTTGTCATTGACCGTATTGGCTAGCGTCGTGAGCCTCGAAGCGACATCAAGCCATCCAGCTAAAGGCCTCACGGCCACCGAGGCATCCCTGCCCAGAGATGTAGTTTTACAAGTCCTTAAGCCTCTCCAGGCGAAGCCGGCTGTTGTTAATAAGAAAACAGAAGCAGAGCGACTGATACTTACTGGCTCTTATAAGTTTAGAGAGACAAGCGAAGCAGTCAAGAACCTTCAGCGGATCGTAGGAGCTTACGTAGACGGCTTCTACGGGTGGAAGACCTACAGCCTCCATAAGGCAAAGCTGACTGACATGGGGCTTTCTTTGACAACACTGCCTTCCGTGCCTGTAGCAAAAAAGACAGCAACAAAGCCACGCTATCCATCCGACAAGGAGCTGCGCTGTCCAAAGTTTGAAGCGAAGTTCAAAGAGTACGGTCTTCCGGTTGACGTTTTTAGCTACATTGCTTACCGGGAGTCGCGCTGCAATCCGAAATCAGTAAACGCTACTTGGGACAAGAATGGCAAAATCAAATGGACGCTCAACAAAGACGGTTCGTTTGATAGTGGGTTACTCCAGATCAACAGCTCCTGGATTCGTACAGTCAGACAGGTGTGCAAGGTTGATACAGGCAGCTGGGCGAAAGACCTGAAGGTTCTTCTTAACTTGGACTGCAACCTGCAAATGGCTAGCTGGATTATGGAAAACACTTCAGGAAAGCTCAAGAACTGGCGTATTTATGGTGGGGATTAAGAGACGCCCTTGACGTAAAGCCGATAGGCAAGCATTTGCCGATAGTCAGCGGTGAGTGCCACCACCGACACTCACGGCCTGCTCGGATCTAGACCTCCATATTGCCGTAGGTTCCTACATATCCGCAAGCTCTGCACTTTACGTCGTAGGCGATCCACTCAACCTCGTACGACTCGTCACCGCCGATACGGTCAATGTCGTCAGGTTCGTAGTCCGTGATCGCTTCACGGCACTCGTCGCACTCTACGTACTCGTCAATTTCCAAGTACATTGCCGACTCACGTGCTGGCTCGTCTTGAGTAGAAGGCTGGCTGAAAAGATAGCTCATATTCTCTCCTTTGTTGTCGCCGTTCTAGACAGAAGAAAACTACTGAGCAAGATCGCCTGCCGGCGTCGCTCAAAGTAGCAGTAAAAGCAATAATTAAGGTGAGCAGTTTTACGACTTACTCAGGTCGTTTTGAGCCCGAAGGGGATTAGAGCTCAAACTTAATGGCTGTGCTTGATGGCGCAGCAACCGTAGGCCATTCTGACTTGCGAGTCCATGCGCGAATCACGCGAACTTCACGGCCCTCAACGAAAGCGTTAAACGCCTTGATGTATGTTGCGGTGTTCTCAATCGTAGCTGAGCGCTTCTCGCTGGACGCACGTGTGAGCCAGTTACGCAACGCAAGGCAGACATTGCCGTCGCTCAGGCCTACGCCATCACGAACGCTTTCAGCAAATGCTTCAACTTCGGAACGGCCACGAACCTTTTCCGCCAAGAGCGCAAACAGGATCCATGATGAGCGAATGCCTCCAACTTGTTTATCTACCGACCGGCCGAGTGTTTGTGCCCACTCAACAGAGTCAAGATTATCCTCAACATACTTGATTACATCATCTGGCGTCACGCACTGAAGCAGCTCGCTGTTCATGATGTTGTTGTCTGCCTCAAGAGTTAAGATAAGGCGAATCGCTGGAGCAACGTGCTTGAAGCTGCCGACACCAGCAATGTGCATAACATCATTTACTGTACGCGTCTTGCCACGGTCAATGACGCTGAAAACATTGTTATCAAGCTCGTCAACAAGAACGGTCGGGAATGGAACTCCAGACTCGATGCATGCCTGAAGGCGGTGCTGCCCGTTAATCAGACGTTTTTTGCCAGTTTGTGGATCCGTTGCACGCTTGATGGACTCGCCAGACAGCTTCCACTGTCCACGTTTCATTGCATCAGTGTAGATGCGAACACGAGCCCGGTTCAGTGGGCGATTGCTGACATTTTCACTCATCAGAGCTGTAGCAATTTCGGGTGTGATTTCAATAATGCGGACGCTGGGGCCGTTTTGGATTGCGGAGACCATTACAGGCTTCGCTTTCACATAGGACTCAACGACTTCTCGGTGGTTTTTGTTTTTCATATCTAAGAAACTACGTCACGATAATGCAGTTGTCAACCTTATTTGTTAAAATCTTGCAGATAGCGATAAAAAGAATCCAGAATAAAAGCAATAGCACCACCTTGAGGGCCCTCGTTAACCATTGGTTGGCTAAACACTGGCATTCCATCATCTCCGTAGCTGTATTCAACCAACCCCCCAGCATGCGACCCATCCCCAAAGACCGCAGAGGCAACAAGGATCTCTTTAACTGGCGCAGATGGGTCAGACTTGTGTTGCTGCTCAAGTGTCTGGGTTGAGTCCTTGATGGTCTTGATCATGTCTTCTTCGTTGTCAAACTCCATGCCAAAAGCATCCCCAACGAACCCGACCTCAATGAATGGTCCATTCTGGTTGTAGGCCTCCGTAAGCGCACTCAGAAGCCACACATTGGGATCTGAATTTTCAAGCATCGGGATCACGGTATGACCATGCCCGTTTGAGTAATACAGGCATGACGGAATATCCATTGGCCCATTGTTTTCAAAGCATTCGGACAATTTAACAATGACACCACTATCGAGCATCTTTTCAATAAAAGCTGTTTTTGACATGCCACAAAGATACTTGCACCAAGTAGGTTAGTCAACCTGTCAGGATATGGAATAAATTAATCCAGAATGAGGGATCATGAGTCACGATATTGAGATCAACAAGAATGGAACGGCAAGGTTCGCCTACTCAAGTCATGAAGTGCCTTGGCATAGGCTTGGCACTCCCATGAAGGGTCTTCAGAGCATGGAGGCAATGCTTCAGGCATCCAATAGTGACTACGACGTGCTCATAACAAAAGTGGCTGCGATAGACGATGACGGCAATTTAATACGTAACCCAGACGGATCAATAGTGCCGATTAGTGACTCAAGGGCGACTGTACGCCAGAACACGGATGGGTCTTTTGATGCTCTTGCGACGGTCGGAACAAGGTATGAAGTACGTCAGAACAGGCAAGTTCTAGAAAGAGCTCTTGCGGTTGTTGATGCTTCTGGCGGAGATGCCGTAATAGACACATGCGGAACACTTAAAGGCGGAGCCCGGTTCTTTGCCACCATTGATCTTGGTGCCCTTGTTATTGATCCCGCTGGCGTTGGGGACAAGATTGGCCGATACCTTGTGGTGTCTTCTGGCCATGACGGAATCTGGCCAGTTCGGTATGCAAATACTGACATTAGAGCCGTATGTCGCAACACAGTAATCATGGGCCTAGAACAGGCGCAACGCGTCTTCACTGCGCGCCATACCAGAAACATGGACGAGGCCTTGGAAGATGCAAGAACAGTTCTCCATATCAGTACGCAATGGTCTTCAGAGTTTGAGAAGATGGCAGAACGCATGCTTCGCATACATGTTGATCCGCGATCTGGCGCAATAGATAAAGTTCTGAACAAAGTATTTCCAGCTAAGCCTCACGAAACCGAACGACAGAGAAAGCATAGGGAGCATGTCTTTGCCACAATTTTTGCTCTTTATGAAAACTCACGCAATGCTGGTCGTGTAGGTAGTAACGGATGGGCCTTATTCAACTCTGTTGTTGAGTATCTTGACCACTACAGAGAAACAACACCAGACGAGCGAGCAGTTGCATCCATGGATGACAACTCTGTTGTTACGAGGAAGAAGATTGAAACGCAAGGTCTTGTGTTAGCATTGTCCTAATGGATGAACCTGAATGGGAAGACGATGAGTTCTCTTTATCATCAGATGTTGATGAGAACTTTTATGATCAAGATATAGATCATCGTTATGTTAGAGCCGAGGACGTGGAAGACTTTCGAGCATTCCGAAGCAGAATTGCATTTGCGCGCGAAGTAGTTGACGACGCATCAGATGTATGGGGAGATGCAGGAATACTGTCGCTAATCCACGCTATTGAAAGACACACTGGCTGGGCGCTTGAGATAATTGCAGAGAAATCAGACATTGACAATATTCTTTTTGAACGGTATGGCGTTTATGACGATGACGCATGGTTGAAACTCAAGAGTTCAGATGCATGGATTGCGTTATCCACGGAAATATTTGAGTTAACAACGACACGTTTGCATACGGTTGCAGGGCAAATTGCGAACGGAAATAAGGTGCCAGAGCCACAAAAAAAATCATTGTGGAACAGGTTGACCGGAAGCTGATTGCTCTGTATGGTTTAGAACCATATGGAGGGGACAGATAAAACAGAAGCACCACGCAATGGAGCTTGTGCTGGTAAGCCAGTTGAATGGTTCTACCCATCTGCACCACGAACACGCCGGTCAATCATCAATAACCGAGCTGCTCTGATGCTTTGTCAAGAATGTGACATTCGTAGCAAGTGCCTGAACTATGCGCTCGAATTTGAGTTGCATGGCATTTGGGGTGGAACCCTGCCGCAAGAGCGCGAAGAGATTAGACGCAGGCACGGAATCGCTTTGCGTCACAGGATTTACGATGCGTTCACTGGCGAAGTGACTATCAGGTAGTGTTGCGTTAGATTATGCCCGACTCAATTAGCACCGAAGTAGACAAGTTTCTTACACTCCTCAACGGAGTGAAGCGCAATGGCGCTAACTGGTCAGCACGATGTCCATGTAGGAACGACGACGAGAATCCATCCTTATCAATTGGGCAAGGAGATGACGGGCGTGTTCTTGTGACATGCCATAGAGGTGCAGGATGTGATGTTAGTGAAATATGCAAATCCGTAGGCATTACGGTCAACGAACTGTATCCCGTCAATAAGGAAGTGAAATCAAAGAAGCAACTTGTTAAGGCCTACAAGTACATTGACGAACATGGTGAGCTTATATACGAAAAGCTGAGGTTTGTTGACGAGCAAGGCCGCAAGAGTTTTGGCCAGCGCCGCCCTGACCCTAATCGCTCTCGCGAATATATCTATAACCTCGATGGTGTTACAAAACTTCTCTACAACTTACCTTCGGTCGTAAAAGCCGTTGCCAACGGTGATCCTGTGTGGCTGGTTGAAGGCGAGAAAGATGCAGACACTCTTATCGCTAGGGGAATCGTTGCAACCACACCTCCAAACGGAGCTGGAAAGTGGGAGGGACGGTTTACAAACGTTCTTGCTGGTGCGCACATTGAGATAATTGCCGACAACGACGAAGTCGGGATTGCGCATGCTTGGGACGTCTTAGAAAAGCTCACAGCAGCTGGATCCGTATGTCGTGTTTGGAAGTCGCCAAAGTTCAAAGACATTAGCGACCACCTTGGTGCAGGTCTCGAATTTGATGACCTTGATTTGATGGATGCACGACCAATCCAAGTCAAGTTTGAAGAAACTGAAATGGGTGTGCTTCTTGATCAGATTACTCAGATTCTCAGGAATGAAACACTTGACGATGAGCAGAGGCTCAATCGCGTCAGTCTTGCAATCAACTCCACCACATCAGAAAAGCCTGTAGACACAGGACGACTTGTTGTATGGGAAGAATTCCTGAAAGAAGCCGAAAAAGATACCTATGAGTGGGTCATTCCAGACATGCTTGAAGTCGGGGAGAGGGTAATTGTAGTTGCTTCTGAGGGTGTCGGAAAGACAATGCTTGCACGCCAGGTTGCTCTTTGTTCTGCGGCGGGCATCCACCCATTCACATATCAGAGAATGCCACAGATTCGTACCCTTACTATTGACTTGGAGAACCCAGAGCGCATTATTAGGCGCACATCTCGCAACATCGTGAATGCAGCCATGTCTCGTGGTTACGCCAAGAACGTTGATGCTCATCTTCTTATTAAGCCGTCTGGTATGGACTTAACAAAAGCTGCAGATAGAGCGCTTATTGAACAGACTATTGAGCGAGTCAAGCCACAGCTGATTTGCCTTGGCCCGTTATATAAAGCCTTTGAAGACAACGGAACACGAACCAGCGAAGCTTTGGCTGTTGAAGTTGCTAAGTACCTTGACATGATTAGAGATGTTTACAAATGCGCACTTTGGCTTGAGCATCATGCTCCACTTGGCTCAACCGGACACACACGTGAGTTGCGTCCATTTGGCAGTGCCGTATGGTCTAGGTGGCCAGAATTCGGTCTGGCTTTACAACCAGACCCAACAGCAACTGAGGGCTATGTGTACGAAGTCAGACATTTCCGTGGAGCCCGCGATAAAAGGCCGTGGCCACTTAGGATGAAGCGCGGCAAGATGTTCCCGTTTGAAGTGATTGAGTTCGCTAAAGTGGACTAATGACGAGCAGTAAAGGCCTAACAAGAGAGTTCTTGGCTGAGCGTGATATGCGCATATTCAAGATGCGTCAAGCTGGTGTATCGCAACAGGAAATTGCTAGAAGATTCAACATGACGCTAGCTGCTGTCAACGCAGCGATAGTCAGACAACTGCAGAAATTGAACCGCGAGGCCCTGATGGCCTACCCGGAAGTTTTGCGTCTTGAGCTTGAACGCTTGGATTCTTTGCAACAATCAATCTGGCCATTGACCCAACACAGGAAGCTGCAGATGGATGACGGCACCGAAGTAATGGTTGAGCCAGACATGAAAGCAATACAGCAAGTGTTGTCAATTATGGATCGCAGGTCAAAGCTCCTAGGCATGGAGCAGACAAATGTAAATGTCCAGATGGATGTAACAAGCGGCCAAGAGCCAATTCGCGCATCTCTCGCAGGAACCGATGCTCAGCAAAACGCATTGAGCACATTCTCTCCAGAGGCAGAAGCAAAGAAGCTCCTAGAAATCATGGGACGATCTGGTGTACTGCCAACCAATGTCGTAAATGAGCTAATGGGCTTGAAAGACGACAATATTATTGATGCAGAAATAGTAGAAGACATCAAACAAGATAAGGTTGAAAATAATGAATGAGCAAGACAATATTGACGCAGCGATGGACAAGGTAGCAGAAACGCTCGATATGTCAATCAATCGCAACCTTGAAGACGATGGCGAGCCGTCTCAGAAGCAGGTTCTATTTCGTGCATCAGATCGCGAACATCGCAGATGGAAGGAAGCAGCAGTAAAGAATAAAATGTCAATGGCTGAGTTCATCCGTGAAACGATGAATAAAGCAGCTGAACTAACTCTTGACTGCAACCATCCAATCAGCGCGCGCAAAATGTATCCATGGGCGAACATATGCACGTTATGCAAGGCTCGCTTGCCGATTTAATTACTACTTGC